GGCGAGGTGAGCGAAAAGACCGAGCCGGTGAGCGTCAGCCCGGTGCCGGCGGTGAACGTGCCTGCGCCCGAGAACTGCGACCACGGCAGAGCGGTTGTGCCGAGCGTGCCGCCGGCGTTGGCCGTGCAGACGAAACCGCAGTCGCCGTTTAAGGTGCCCTGCTCGATGAATGTGAAAGCCGAGGTTAGCGCGTCCCACGTGTTCGCGTCGGTCGTGCGTGTCCACGATCCCGAGGCGCAGAGATAAATGCCGTTGTTCTGCGAAAGGCTCTGATTTTTGACCAGCACGCGATTTCCCGCGACGATGCTCACGCCGTCGATTGTCTGCGCTCCGCTCAGCGTGATGTCCGCCGTGGTGGCTGCGACGCACGAGGCTTTTGCGTCGAGTCCTTGCGCGACGGTGTCCACGTAAAGCTTGTTTGCGATGTCGGTCGAACCGCTCGGAGCGTTCGCAACGGTTCCGGCCGTCGCGGTGAGATTCGCAATCGTCCCGAGTGAGGTCAGCGATGAAGCTGTGACGCCGGCTGCGAGCGTGTTGCCCGAGAGCGTTCCGGCCGGCGCAATGACCGCAGCCGTCGTGATTGAAGTCGTCAGGCCTTTCGCGTTGATCGTGACGATTGGAATCGCGGTTGAGCTGCCGGTTGAACCTGGAGTTGCAACGGTCGCAAGCGTGCCCGCCGCCGTGACGTTGCCCGTGCCGTCAAAGCTTGGTGAGGTATAGGCAAGATCGCCCGTGATAGAAATCGTGCGCCCGGTAGCCAACGCCGTAGCCGTGGCTGCGTTCCCGGTCGTGCTACCGGAAGATCCGCTGACGTTGCCGGTGAGATTCGCCGTGATCGTGCCGGCGGTGAAGTTGCCGCTGGCGTCGCGTGCGACGATTGCCGAGGCGGTGTTTGCCGAGGTCGCAGTCGTTGCCGAGTTGCTGACTTTGCCAGCCGTGCTGATCGTCGCTAGTTTCGTGTCTGCGATGGCCGCGCTCGCGTTGATGTCCGCGTCAACGATGACGCCCGCCGCGATGCTCGTGGCGTTGCCGACGCTCGTCACGTCGCCGGTCAGATTCGCGTTTGTGGTCACGTTGCCGGCGGTCAGTCCTGCCGCGGTGCCGGTGATGTTTGTGCCGACGAGAGCGGTCGGAGTCCCGAGCGCCGGCGCAATCATGGTCTTGTTGCTCAGCGTGTCCGTGGTCGCACGTCCAACGAGCGTGTCGGTCGCGTCTGGCAAAGTCACCACTCGGCCAGCCGTTGAAACGGCGTCAATCAGCGTCACCGCGCTTGCGGCGCTGGATGAGCTGCGGAAGCGGATGCCCTTGTTGAAATCGGTGCCGTCGCTGATCGTGAAAAGCCCGCTGCCCTTCGGCTGCAAATGCACGCCGATGTTCGCGCTCGCGCCCTCGGCCAGAATGTGGAGCGGGTTGCCGACGCCAGTCCCGTTCTTGATCTCAACGTAATCCGTCGCGCTCGCCACGCCGGTCAGTCGCACGATGTCGTTGCCGCCGCCAACGATTCCCACCGTGTCCGCTGCCGGGCGATACATGCCGGTGTTCGTGTCGCTGACGAAGAAGAGAGATGGCGCCGCTTCGGTTCCATCGGTGAGCTCGATCTGTCCCTCGTTGCCGATAATCGTGATTTCGGTTGAAGTCTGGTTGATCGTGATGTTAGCGCCGGCGACTAGATTCTTTGGAACGTAGTTCGGACCCACGCTTCCGAGAATTTGTCCGTCGCTCGGCGCTGGAATCAGGTCGGTAATCGACGCAACGCTCGGCCCGCCGCCGCCGTGTCCGCGTGCTGCGCTCAGCGTCCAGTTCGTCGCGTTCCGGCCCGGCCGCTCGCGGTTGTCGTTGATGTTCGACACGAACGAATCGCCGTTGAACGTCACGAGGTCCAACTTTTGATAGGTGTCGTTCGGCGTCCACTTGCCGCGAGGGTTCAGCCCGCGAGGTTCGGCGAATTCCTTCCGCAGTTGGTCGATTTCGCCGGCACGCGGAAAGCGCGAGAGTTCGTCGGTGACGATTTCCTTGACCGCGCTCGGCAAAGCCGACGCCGCCTCTGCGATTCGCGCCTCTGCCTTTTCGAGCAGCGTGGCGTTCTGCTCGCGCTCGGCCATAAGCACCGAGTAGCGCGCTGCCGTCGTGACTTCCAAAGCCTTGCCGAGTTCGTCAACCTTGGCGGTCAGCGCTGCGCTGGATTGCGCGTGCGCGTCCTGTGCGCGGGCGATGACGAGCCGCTCCAGCTCGCTGCGAATCGCCGGCTCGATCTCTTCAAGGTTGCGCTCGATCTCGGACGAGAGGTGGTCCCGCAACTGCGGCAAAGAATCGACGAGCTTCTTTAGCTCGGCGCGCTGGATGATGGCCAACTCAACAAGGTTATCGATTTCGGATTGCGTATGGATCATGGATTTATTTCCCAGCCTTCGGGTGCTTTTCTGGCAAGAGGTCGTTATCGGTCGTGTATTTCGGGTTCTCCGGCCGCCCGTTTTTCAGGAGGTAGAGGAACGCGTTCACGCGGGCGAAAGCCCACTGCGACGCGGACGTGACACGCGGCGAACTCGACGTGTTGAACGCACCGAGACCGCGTTGGAAAACAGCCTTGAGTGCGCCAAGTGTGGCTCGGCCGTTGCGGGTGTTGCTGTCCTTGCGGTTAAAGTCAGCGGCTTTCCTTTCGAGTGTCGCCTCTTGTTCTGCCGTGACTTCTGCGCCGCTCTTGCCGGAAGCGTCGCCCTTCGCGGTGCCCTCGCCCTTCGGATTTTCCCGAGGCGTGTCCGACTTCGGAGCCTTGTCCGATGCGACGATTGCGCCGCGCTCGCCGACTTTCGCGAACATGCCCTCGTGCTGCCTCATGCAGACCGCGGTGCGCTGCTCAGCGTCGGGAAATTCTGCGTTGCTGACCGGATCAGCCATGCAGCGCGTCATGAAATCGTCGTGCGTTTCCCCGGCGGTCGGCGTCGGTAGCTCGTATTGTTTTTTGCTCAGCTCGATGATGCTGCGATTTTCGAGCACGCTTTGCTTCGTCTGCTCGATGGTCGTCATCTGCTTCGCCCGGTATTTCTGCACCGCGTCCAGCCAGTCCTCTGCTGCGAGTGGCGTGTTGCGCGCAAACTGATGCTGCACTTCTGCGGCCGCGACGGAGAGGTCTTTTTTCTCCGCCTGCTTGTTCAGCCGCTCCACGATAGCCGTGCTCCAGGAATAGCCCTCATCTCCGCCCCAGCCGTGCCACGCCTGCCAGCCCTTGCCCTGCTCATCCCACGTTTCGCCCTGCTTGTCGGCTTCGTGCCGGTCGAAAAATGCTTTCATCCGGCGCACGGTGTCCTCGCTCATCGGCCGCTTGTTGATGAGGTCGCGCGCCCGAGCAATGCCCACGCTCGTCATGCCGCGCTGTGAGATTGGCTTTTTCTCGCGCACGTCGAGAGCGCGCCGTGCGTTGTCCGCCATCGCGTCGGTCGGAATGTAGGAGCCGTCGGCGAAGTTGATCGTCACGAGATTCGCGTCGTTCTGCACTTGCTCAACCGGCTCGATTTCGGCCGGTGCCGCCGCGACGCTCGCCGCCTGCGCCTCGGCTGCGCTTGCTCCCACCGCGTCGCCCGCTGCGGCTGCGGCCGCTGGCGTGCTGGGCAGCGAGGTCGTCGTGAGGCGAATCGCCGTCTCCGGAACGCCGTATTTAACCGCCAGTTCCTTCACGAATCCGGCCTCGATTGCGATCTGTTCGAGCCGCGAGAAAGCGTCGGTGCCTTCCTCGGCCGCGATCTCTTGCAGCGACTTCGCGCCCTGCCGGTTCTCGTTCATGTTCGCCGCTGACTCGCGGCCGACGTCGATGCTGAGCTTGGCTGGGAAACGCCACTCGCCCTTGGTCGCCCGGCGCAGCGCTTGAACCATTGTCTCGCCTGCGAGCAGCGGAGGCGGCGGAATCTCGCCGCGCGCGATGGCGTCGAGAATCACGGCGTCCTTGATCGGGTCCAAAACCTTGTCGGTCAGCACGCCTTGCTTGTTCGTGAACACTCGATCAGCCGCCGCGAATTCTGCGCGCACGCTTGGTCCCTTGTAGTCCTGGGTGCCGAACAGCACGCCCTCGGGAACGCCGACGCCCAGCGCGAT